TCCATTCTGGCATATCATCGTGCATTTGTTGTAAAATTTTAAATTCTTCGTTTGTTGTGAAATTATTTAGCATTTTCATTCTCCAGTTGGTTTGTTTTCCGTAAAACCATTATTAGCACAACTGCAAAACACAAGTCAAGAATTAATTTCACTTTTTTACACTTATTTTCATTATTATAACATACTGCACGAATACACCATTTTGATTTAATTTTGATTATTTGTTTTTCTCGCGCGTATACACAAGAAAATAGTCATATATATAAAAGAGGGGGGGTATATCTCTTATATAATAAAGAAAGACTCTAACCTACAGCCATAGGGGCTAAGAGTTTATTTGACTTTATTTCAAAGTTAAAATAATAACCTACTTAAAGTTGAGTGATTCTAAATATATGCAATTTTTAAGCTTTATTGAGTCAGTCCAATTACTTTCATTTTTCTTCTTGCATATTCATATTTTTTCACTATGCTAACAATTATGGTAGATTTAACGGCATTTAAAACAGGAATTGAGGCGGCAAAAAGCACCCTTAATTTAAACATAGGCGACCCACGCGAGGCGTTTAAAAATGAATTATATGAAGCTGGTATGCACCCAGAAGCAAATATAGTTTTAAACACGTTGGTGCGCGTATCTGATAGCGAAGATAAGCAGAGTAAAAAATCAGGTTGGTATATATATTCAGAACACCACAATGCTGATGATATATTAGCGATTGGCATATATGGCTCATGGCACGATTGCCCGCCTAAAACTACATGGTGTAATAAGTCGCTTAATAGCATGTCGACAAAAGATAGGTTACAATATCACACACAATTGGAAGCCGCAAAGCAAGCACAAGAAGTTGAGCGCTTGAAGTTACAAGATGAAGCCGCCAAAGCTGCGCTTGATATTTGGAATAAAGCTGAAATAGCTATAGACCACCCATATTTAACGCGTAAGCAAGTTAAGGCATATCCAGCCACTAAAGTGTATAAAGGCAGTTTTATTATCCCTATTACCTTTAAAGACGCAATAACTAGCATTCAATTTATCAAAGATGATGGCTCAAAGTTATTTAAAAAATATGGTAAGCTAAAGGGCTGTTATTACAAAATAGAAGGCAATGAAGCCGATATTTATATAGCAGAGGGCTATTCAACAGGCGCATCAATTGCAATGGCAACCGGCGCAACCGTTTATATTGCATTTAATGCTAGTAATTTATATGAAGTAGCTGCATTTGTAAAACAAGAAAACCCATTAGCTAAAATCACAATGGCAGGCGATGATGATTTTGAGCTGAAATCTAATACTGGTAAAATTAAAGCTACGCAAGCAGCGGAAGGATTGCAGCTTAGTTGTACATTTCCGCCGCAAGGCATAGTTGATTTTAATGATTTGCATGTTGCACAAGGTATTGACGCATTAAAAGCATATTTACAGCCAGAAATTGTGAAATATAAGCAACCAGAAATAAAGGCTACTGGCGCAAGCTTTGCTCCGCCAACGGGAATATTAGCACAAATAGCAGATTACTATAATGCTACGGCTGGCAATAAACAGCCTTTATTTGCGGTGCAAACCGCGCTTGCAATAGGTAGTTTAATTTGCGCTCGTTCATTTGAAACTAATTTTTCAAACCGCACTAGCCTTTATTTTATGAATGTTGCTATATCAGGAACTGGCAAAGAGCATGGTAAGAAAATAACTGAGCAAATACTAAATGCGGCTAATTCAGGGCATTTAATAGGGCAAGATGGCTATCACTCAGGCAGCGCAGTTTTTTCTGCATTAATGGATAAGCCGCGCCATATTACAAGCATAGATGAATTTTCTAAATATTTACAAGCAGCTCAAAATAAAAACTCAAGCCAGCTTACGGAAGCTAACACTTCACTTATGGAAGTAATTGGTAGGCTTGATGGTGTAATGCGCCCCCGCGCTTATGCAGCCAGTCTATTGTCTAAAGATAAAAGAAGGGAGTTGGCAGATATGAAAATTATTAACCCAGCCATTACATTTATAGGCATGACAACACCAGATGATTTGTTTCAAACCGTAGATGTTCGAGCAATTAAAGATGGTTTTCTTAACCGCTTTATTATTTGTCTTTCAAGCGCAGAGCGTGCAATTAGGGTGCATAAAGAACCTATTGACGTTCCAGAGTCAATTATAAGTTGGATAAATAAAATAAATTCAAGGCGAGGCGAAGCAGAAGATATCGCAACCGATGAACCGCATTTAGTAACTTTAAGCTTCACAATCAAAGCAATTGAAATGCAAAATATATTTCAACAATATTGTATTGATAAAGCCAATAAAATTGAGCAGTTTGGATTATCTGAAATCGTAGGGCGCTCCAATGAAATGGCTATGCGGTTAGCACTAATTGCCGCATTATCAGATGACCCATTCGCAACTCATATTAATGAACATAATATGGAATTTGGCATATCATGGATTAAGTACAATCTCGAAGCATTGATTGAAAAGCTGAAGCTAAGTGTTTCCGGCTCAGAACATGAAGGGCAAAAGAAAGAAATTTTATTAGCAATCCGCCAAGCTAAAAAAGGCGTAACGTGGACAGATATGCAAAAACGCCCCCCATTCTCTAAATACAAAATTAAAGATTTGAAAGATATATTGCAAAGCCTATGCGAAAGTGATTTAATAGTTGACCTTCCATATACGTCAGGCAAAGGTAGACCAACAAAGATATTTCATGCTCAAGATTAATTTGCCATTACCGCCTTCCGTAAATGCGCTATATGGCGGCGGCTCAGGGCAGCAACGGTTTAAATCAAAAGCATATAAAGCTTGGTTAATATCCGCACAAGTTGCTGAAACTAAGGGAATTATAGGGCAAGTGCAGCTAACCTACACTTTTTACTTTCCAGATAAACGCGCTCGCGATTGTGAAAATTATTGCAAAGCCGTTAGTGATTTTTTGGTTGCTAATAAAATTATAGAAGATGATAGCTATCGCATAGTGCCAAAAATGCTACTGCTATTTGGCGGAATAGATAAAGTTAAACCGCGTGTGGAAGTTTTAATACTTCCATTGTGTAATTAACACAAATAACTTCGCAGAATGTTTGCCATTCTTGCTTTGTCAATCCAGCTAAATCAGTCTTACCAATAGACTCTAAATACTCGCCAGCATTGCGCCCAGCGTGTAATGCTGCTTCCGTTTCATGAGGTTGAATATCCATTACAAACTCGCTGATTGTGTTAATTCGGCTTCGAAGCGCTCAACTTCTACTAATGGATAGCGTACACCATTGCATTTATAATAAGGAACGCCCTTACCCTTAGAGCGCCAGTTATTAAGCGTTCCAACAGCAATGCCCAACCTTTCTGATAGCTCTTGTACAGTCAAATATTTATCTTTCATTTTATTTCACTTTTTTTCATTATTTATGTTGACTTATGTATTTATATCATATATTTTAATTAAAGGCAACATAAATAACAAGGAAAAAACATGATATTAAATATAAAAGAAATTGCTGATAGTTTGCAAGAGCTAGACGAGCAATCTGCAACCTTACAAGCAACAATTGCAACTCAATTAAAAGAAATTAGCGATAAGAAAAACGCGCTTAAAATTGCTCTTGAGTCTGCTGTTACTGATAAAGTCACACTTGAATTATCAGCTAAAGAGTACGGCTGCGGAACTGTTAACATAGTTGACGGTAATGTAAAAGTCAAAATTGTAGTTACTAAAAAAGTAAAATGGGAAGATTCTAAACTTGAAAGCATTTACAATGAAATCAAAGAAAGCGGAGTTGACCCATGTGCATACATTCAAATTAATTACAAAGTGAATGAAAACAACTTTAAATCATGGGGTGATAACGTGCAGGGCTATTTTAGAGATGCCCGCACCGTTGAAGCTTCAAAACCAGTAATAACTATTGAGAGGGTAAAAAATGTCTAATCCAAATATAACAAACACAAAGCAAGAAGCAAACCGATATATTAAAGTTTTAGTCCATGCTCCAGCCGGTGCAGGAAAAACTCGACTTTGCTCAACAATCAAGGGCAAGGCTCTTATATTAAGCGCAGAAGGTGGGTTACGTTCTCTTAAAGCCTATGACATAGACGTATGGAAAATTACCTCTATGGCAGATTTAACCGCAGCATATAACTATCTTGCAACCGACTTAATATATGATTGGGTTTGCCTTGATTCTATTTCTGAAATATCCGAAGTTTGTTTAACAGAAGAAAAAACAACTAATAAAGATGGGCGCAAAGCCTATGGTGAAATGCAAGATAAAATGCTGCAAATTATTCGAGCCTTCAGAGATTTAAACAAAAATGTTTATTTTTCAGCTAAACAAGAAAGAATAAAAGATGAAGTTTCAGGCACAATGCTTTATGGTTGCCAAGCAGCAGGTAGTAAGATTGGCTCAGCTTTGCCTTACTTTTTTGACTTTGTCTTTGCACTACATAATTGGAAAGATGACGAAGGCAATATTCAGCGAGCGTTTCAAACGCAACGCGACACTCAATATGAAGCAAAGTCGAGGGGAGAAGATAACGAATTAGAGTTTATTGAAACGCCAAGCCTTGCACATATCTACGACAAAGTAACAAAACAATCTACAAAACAAACACAAGGAGAGTAACACCATGGCTAACATTCCACAAACATATAGCGTAACCGACCCAGTAGTTGCTGGCGGCTCAAGTCAAAACGCCTTTATTCCAGAAGGTAATTACAAGGCAATTATCATTGATTCTGAAATGAAAGATACAAACAATGGGCAAGGGCAATATTTAGCTTTATCAATTGCAATTGTTGATGGTGAGCATAGAGATACTACATTTATTGAACGCCTTAACCTTATTAATCAAAATTCAAAAGCCGTTGAAATTGCCTATAAAACACTAGCTAGAATTAGCGAAGCGCTAGGTATGCAAACAACCCCTTCTGATTCTGCACAGCTTCACAACCAACCATTGCTTATTGAGATTAAAACAGAAGCGGGCAAAGAATGGACTAATAACCAAGGCGAAAAAGTTGCCGGAAAAGACAAGTCAATTATTAAGGGCTACAAACCCCTTCCTAAAGCCGGCATTCAAGCGCCAATGGCAAGCACAGCACCTACTAATGCGCCAGCAGCAACAGCGCCTAAAGCACCTTGGGCGGCATAGTTGTGACAGCTATTCCTGACTATAACGACCCGACTTTACTAGCAATGAAACTTGCTTGTAAGAAAGTAGGCAATAAGCAAACCCCTAGGGATTACCTAGGGGCAAGCCTAATTGGCAACCCTTGCAGCCGACAAATTTGGTATTCATTTAAGAATTACCCTAAAAGACCCTTTGAGGCTGAAACTTTATGGAACTTTGAAGATGGACACAGAACCGAAGATTTAGTTGCTGCAAGGCTGCGCCTTATTGATGGCATAGAGTTATGGACACATAAAGACGATGGCTCACAATTTGGCTTTGTAGCGTTAGATGGAAAATTTAAAGGACATATTGACGGTGTAATTAAAGGCTTAAAGCAAGCGCCAAAAACTCCACATATTTGGGAAAACAAATGCTCAGCCGAAAAAAAATACAATGAGTTTCAAAACTTAAAAGCTAAGCATGGCGAAAAAAATACATTAAAAAATTGGAATGAGAATTATTACATTCAAGCTCAACTTTATATGAGATATTTTAATATAGACCGTCATTATATGACAGTTGCGCGAGCCGGTGGGCGCGATATTGATTCTTGCCGTACTGAATACAGCCCAGAAATTGCTGAAAAGGCTATAGATAAAGCCAATAAAATTATAAGCGCACAAATAGAACCGCAGCGCATAAGTGAAAATGAAGATTATTTTATATGCCGATGGTGTGACTATGCGGAGATTTGCAGAAAATGACAAAAACATTACGACCGTACCAAGAAGCTGCAATTCAACTGCTATGGCGTTATTTGCATACTACGCAATCTACGCACCCACTTGTAGTTGCGCCAGTCGGAGCAGGTAAATCACTATTAATTGCTGAGTTTATTAAACGCATACATCAAGAATACCCGCGTACCCGCATTGTTATGGTGACGCATGTTAAAGAGCTTTTGACTCAAAATATGGAAGAATTAAAAAACCAATATATTGGTTGCGATGCTGCGTATTTTAGCGCAGGGTTAAATCAAAAGCGGCTTAATAACGATATAACTTACGCATCAATTCAAAGTGTTTGGGAAAAAGCCAATGAGTTTAATCGCGCACCAGAATTAATTTTAGTTGATGAGTGCCATTTAATACCACACAATACTGCAACAAGATATCGCAAATTTATCGATGACTGCCTTGCGTTAAATCCAAATTTGCGAGTTATTGGCTTTACAGGAACGCCATTTAGAGCTGATAGCGGAAGGCTAGATGAAGGAAAAAACCGCCTATTTAATGACGTTGCTTATGAAATCTCTATGCGCTTTATGTTTGATGAGGGTTGGTTATGCCGCCCCATTGTACCAGCTACAGAAACTATTTTGAGCGCGGAGGGCGTTCATTCCAGAGGCGGTGATTATATTGCTAGCGAGTTAGAGGCGGCAGTCAATAAAGACGAGCTGACAAAGCCATGCGTTCAAGAGATTATTAAACTTGGTGCAGACCGTAAGCGATGGCTTGTATTTGCCGCTGGGATTAGCCATTGCGAAAGTATAACGTTAGAAATGCAAGCAAATGGCATTGATGCTGAAATGATAACCGGCAAAACACCAAAAGCTAGACGTAAAGAAATTATTGAACGATATAATAAAGGTGAGTTGAAGTGCCTTGTTAATGTTGCCGTATTAACTACCGGATTCAACTCACCCCCTGTTGATTTACTTGCCTTTATGCGCCCAACCAGAAGCCCAGTTTTGTATGTTCAAACCGTTGGTAGAGGGTTGCGCCCAGTTTATGAGCAAGGATATGATTTAAACACTACGCAAGGGCGATTAGATGCTATTGAAAACAGCCAAAAGAAAAATTGTTTGGTGTTAGATTTTGGGCAAGTTATAGAATCACTAGGTGCTATTGATAAAGTTGAAATTAGGAAAAAAGACACTCCAGAAGAAAAAACAGAAAAAGGCAAAGAAAAAGAAAAAAAGATTTGCCCCGCTTGTGCCGCTGTTTGCTTTGTGCAGCAAATGACTTGCCATGCTTGTGGTTATGTATTTTTTGAAAGAGCCTTAAAACTAACATCAGCCGACAAAGAAAGTAAGATTATAAGCGAGCCAGATATGCCGATTACTTACAAAGTAATTGGTATGAAAACATACTTTCATGCAGCAAAAGAAGAAGGCAAAAGCCCAACTATGAGGGTAGAATATGCCACTATGTTTAAAACAATCAAAGAGTGGGTAAGTTTTGAAGGCGGGGCAAGATTTAGAGGCGAGGCATGGCACAAGAATATGTTGCCGCACACGCAAGCGCCAAAAACTGTTGCAGAAGCGCTTTTAATTCAATATCCTAAACCAGATACTGTTGATGTAATAAAAGAAGGCGATTGGGATAGAGTCCAAAAAGTAAATCTAAAAGGCGCGGTTTATAATGATATTCCGTTTATATTATAACAATGAGGCAAATAAATGACCGACAACACAAGCTACACATACACCCCACCACTAGCCCCACCAGAGTTTGAACACGCTATGAGGCAAGCTGCCTATCAGTTGAAGCGAGCTAATGGGTTTGATGCGCCAGAGGCAACTGTTGCAAATAACGCAACGGTTGACGATTGCAGCGTTGCGCCTATTCCTAAGCATGGGTTTAGTGGGTCGTGATATAATTACCACACAATAAAATAAAGCGACATTATC